TTCTAGGACACTCCAATTCATCAAAGACCACAGCTTTAATTAAATCAGCTGTGTCGGCACAAAAACAAGGGTACTTACCTGTGTTTTTAATTACCGAAAGAAAATGGTCTTGGGAATATTGTGATAAACTAGGTCTACACTCTGAGACGATAAAAGATGAAGAGGGTGAGGAAGTTATAGATGGGTTATTCTTATTTAACGATGATTTCCAAACTATTGAACAAGTAACGGATTTCGCTAACCAATTGTTAGATATTCAAGAGAAAGATGGGATGCCTGACGGACCCGATGGTAAACCTTTAAAAGGATACCTATTCTTATGGGATTCTGTAGGTTCAATACCTTGTCAGATGACCTTTGATGGTAAAGGTGGGTCAATGCACAACGCGAGAGTGTTATCTGATAAAATTGGGATGGGATTAACATCTAGAATTACAAATTCAAAGAGAGAAGACTACCCTTACGACAACACATTAGTAATAGTAAACCAACCGTGGGTAGAATTACCCGACAATCCTTTCGGACAACCGAAGATTAAAGCTAAAGGTGGTGAAGCCATTTGGTTAAACTCAGCATTAGTATTCTTATTCGGTAATCAAAAGAACGCTGGAATATCACAACTAGACGCAACCAAAGACGGTAGAAAAGTAGCCTTCGCGACAAAGACAAAAATATCCATTCTTAAGAATCACGTTAATGGTTTGGGTTATAAAGATGGGAAGATTATAGCGACACCTCATGGATATATTGAGGACACGAAAGAATCAATCACTAAATACAAAGAAGAGTATGCTGAGTATTGGAAAGATGTGATGGGTGGTGATGTTTTTGAACTTAATGAAACAAAAGAATCTTTAGGTTCATAGAATAAAAACATGAAATTAAATTATACCAGATTACAAGAGTTAAATAGGGAGGCATTAGTTGACAACGAAAGAGGCCAACTAAGCTCCTATTATTTAATACAGATGGGTGTAGAAAAATTCTTAGAAAACGATACACTCACCAACCAACACACTAAATTACTTATTGAAGTTGGCGTATTAGAGATTACCGAAGAAGACCAAAAACCTATTGTTTCACCACATAATTTTGGTGGATAGTGGGACTCAAAAAATCAAGTAGAAAACCTAAGAGAACTAAAACTCTTATCATTGATGGGAACGTTTTAATGAAACGTTCCTACAGTGGTGCTAAACACGTTTTCCATAAAGGCAAACATATAGGTGGTATATCTGCCTTTTATAGTACACTACGAAAAGTCGTTGTAGAACACAAGATAGATAAGGTAGTCATTACTTGGGATGGAGAAAGAGGGGGAACCCTTAGATTAGATTATTACCCTGAATATAAAGGAAATAGGCCTAGATTTTTTGATAAGGAATACGAACTCCAAAAACTAAGGGTTAAGGAATACGCTGAAGACTTATCCATTAGACAGTACGAACACCCAGACGTTGAGTCAGACGATTTAATGGCGTTCTATTGTTTAAATAAAAAAAGTAATGAAGATGTTATGGTTTATACTAATGACCGTGATTTATGTCAGATGATAAATGAAGATGTTACAATATTTTTAGCGGATAAAAAAGTGGAAGTAGGGATAGGTAATTACCAATGGTTCTTTGAACACCATTACACAAACGCTGGGTTAATAAAAATAATTGAGGGTTGTAGTAGTGATTACATAAAGGGGGTTGATGGTGTAACTGAAAATACACTATTAAAATATTTCCCACAGTTAAAAGAACGTAAAGTAACATTAGATGAAATAATCGAGTGTAGTAAAAAACTATTAGAAGAAAGAAAAACACCACTTAAAGTTTTACAAAATATAATAGATGGTAAAACGAGGGGAACACATAAAGGTCCACTTTATGAGATAAACAAAAAAATAATAGATTTAAATAACCCTTTATTAACAAAAGAAGCTACAGATAATGTAAAAAGTTTAATAGACTTACCTATAGACCCCAACGGTAGAGAAACTAAGAATGTTTTAAAAATGATGATTGAGGATGGTGTTATGTACGCTTTACCAGGTGGTGAAAACGGTTATTTAAGTTTTATGGAACCATTCATAAAATTAGCAAGAAAAGAAAAATTAAAATTTAAAAAGAATTAAAATGAAAAAATGTGAATTTGTATTATATATCAACGGCAATATTATCTGTCAAAGGTATTTTAATGTTAAGAACTACAACAAAGCCGTAACTAGGTCTATTGATTTATACGACTGTGTAGATAGTGTTGTAGATTTAATTAGAGAAGACTTAAAAAATAAGTCTAAAGATTATTTATGGAAATCTTACAATCCATATAGAAAACAAGTACAAGAAGATATTCTAGTTGAGGATATTTTTGAAAATGAAGATGTTTTTGATTTTGAAATCAAAGTAGATGACAAGGCTATAATTGGTAAAAGATTTACAGGAAATGACTACCAACAGAGAGTAAGATATTCTGTAGATGTTAGAAAAATTATCCCAGCAATTATTGCAGAAATAACTGAAACTTTATCTCAAGAAGAATTAAGTGTGGAATATTGTGGAATCAATTTGTAAGTGTTATTTATTAATAAACAATCTTAAAAAATATGGGTAAAGAAAAAGTTACATTAGGTTATTTAGGTTATAAATTTCAGACAGAACTCATAAATCAAATACTACATCCAGCTAACAAAAAGTTTTCAGATAGGATAATAGATATTTTACACGCTAACTACTTTGATAATGAATATTTTAGGTTAATTATAGCGACAGTAAAAGATTATTTTGAAAGATTTGAAAGAACCCCAACATGGGATACTTTAGAGACTATTTTAAAAGTAGAGATAAAAGAAAAGATTACACAAGATTACGTTTTTGAAATAACTAAACAAATCAGAGGTTTAGAAGTTTTAGATTGGGAGTTCATTCAAGAAAAATCTTTAAATTTTTGTAGACAACAAGAACTTAAAAAGGCTAACGATAAGATAGCGACAATAATCAGTGATGGTGATTTTGACAAATATGAAGAGTGTGCTGAAATAATGAAAGAAGCTTTATCTGTGGGAGCAGAAAAAGATGATGGCACATCAATATCTGAAGGTTGGGACACTGTATTAGAAGAAGACTTTAGACATCCAATTCCTACGGGAATAAGTGGTATAGATGATTTAACCGATGGAGGTCTATCAAGAGGTGAGTTAGGGGTTGTATTAGCACCTTATGGTGTTGGTAAGACAACAATACTTACCAAAATGGCGAACACAGCCTACAATGTAGGTTATAATGTTTTACAAATTGTTTTTGAAGACATCCCAGATGTCATTAAAAGAAAACACGCTTCTTGTTGGAGTGGTGTTGAATTAAACTCTTTGTCTGATGATAAAGAAAATGTAGTCGAAATTATAAAACAAAAAACTAATGGTAAGGAGAACGACTTAATCATTAAAAAGTTTACCTCTGAAGGGATTACTGTTAACCACATCAAATCCTATATCAGACATTTAATTTCTACTGGTTTTAAACCTGATATGATTGTTCTAGATTATATTGATTGTGTAGAGTCCGCAAGAAGATATAACGATGAGTGGTCAGGTGAAGGTAATGTGATGAGAGGGTTTGAATCTATGTTATCTGAGTACAATATGGTCGGATGGACCGCAGTACAAGGTAATAGAAGTTCAATCTCATCTGATGTGGTTACAGGTGACCAAATGGGTGGTTCTATTAAGAAAGCACAAATAGGTCACTTTATTATGTCTGTCGCTAGAACTCTTTCACAAAAAGAGAACAATAGAGCGACAATAGCAGTTTTAAAGTCTCGATTCGGAAAAGATGGTGTTATTTTCGAAGATTGCACTTTTGATAATGGTAGGGTTTACATAGATACCGAAACATCTGATACTTTTTTAGGTTATGAAAAGAAAGCGGAAGTAAGAAAAGAAGAAAACTCTAGAGAAAGATTAAAAATGGCAAATTTAAGAAGACAACAAAGAAATACCGAACAAAAAGAAGTCAATCAATAAACAATAACAATTAAAAAAAATTATAAAATGGAATTATCAAATAACATTCTATCAGACATTACTGTCTACATGAAGTACGCTAAGTACTTACCAAATAAGGAAAGAAGAGAAACTTGGGAAGAGTTGGTAACACGTAATATGGAGATGCATATTAAACAATACCCAAAGTTAAAAGAAGAAATTAAAGAAAATTATAAAATGGTGTATGATAAAAAAATACTACCATCAATGAGGTCGATGCAATTCGGTGGTAAACCAATTGAAATATCACCAAATAGAATCTACAACTGTGCTTATTTACCTATTGACGACTATAGAGCGTTTAGTGAAACAATGTTTTTACTTTTAGGTGGAACAGGTGTAGGTTACTCGGTACAAAAACATCATGTTGAAAAGTTACCCGAAATTAGAAAACCAAATCCAGAAAGAACAAGAAGGTTTGTAATAGCTGACTCTATTGAAGGTTGGGCAGACGCTATTAAAATTCTAATGAAATCATATTTTGGGTCCAATTCATCAACACCTACTTTTGATTTTTCTGATATTAGAAAAAAGGGGGCAATGTTAGTTACTTCAGGAGGAAAAGCTCCAGGACCTCAACCATTAAAAGAATGTATTTTAAAGATTACTGGAATTTTAGATGGTAAAAGAGATGGTAGTAAACTAACAACCGTTGAGACACACGATATTGTTTGTCACATTGCTGACGCTGTTTTAGCTGGTGGTATTCGTAGAGCAGCTTTAATTAGTTTGTTCTCCGCTGATGATAATGAAATGATTTCATGTAAATCTGGCCCTTGGTGGGAATTAAACCCTCAAAGAGGTAGAGCTAATAATTCAGCTGTTCTTTTAAGAAATAGAATTACAAAAGAATTCTTTAATGAGTTATGGAAAAGAGTTGAGTTGAGTGGAGCGGGTGAACCAGGTATTTATTTTTCTTACGATAAAGACTGGGGGACTAACCCATGTTGTGAAATAGCACTTAGACCATTCCAATTTTGTAATCTATGTGAAGTTAATGTTTCTAATATAGAATCACAAGAAGATTTGGACGCTAGAGTTAAAGCAGCTTCTTTTGTGGGTACTCTACAAGCTGGTTACACTGATTTTCACTATTTAAGAGATGTTTGGAAAAGAACAACCGAGAAAGATGCTTTAATTGGGGTATCAATGACTGGTATTGGTAGTGGTGTTGTATTAGGTTATGATATGACAAAGGCGGCTAATGTGGTTAAAGAAGAAAATACTAGGGTAGCTGGACTAATTGGTATAAACGAATCCGCTAGAACCACAACGGTTAAACCCGCAGGAACAACTTCATTAACTTTAGGTACATCATCAGGGATACACGCTTGGCACAACGATTACTATGTTAGAAGAATTAGGGTAGGTAAGAATGAATCTATCTATAGTTACTTAGCAATTAACCATCCAGAATTGGTTGAGGATGAAGTTTTTAGACCACACGATACAGCTGTAATCTCTGTACCACAAAAATCACCCGAAGGTTCAATACTTAGACATGAGTCACCATTTGATTTATTAAATAGAGTTAAAAAGGTGGCGAAAGATTGGATTAAACCAGGTCATAGAACAGGTCAAAACACACATAATGTTTCAGCGACAATCTCATTAAAAGAACATGAATGGGAAGCAGCTGGTGAATGGATGTGGGAAAATCGTAAATATTACAATGGACTTTCAGTTTTACCCTATAATGGTGGGACGTACCAGCAAGCTCCTTTTACTGACTGTACTGAAGAGACATATCATAGACTAATGAAATCTTTAACAGATATTGATTTAAGTAAAGTTATTGAACTTACAGATAACACGGATTTAAGTGGTGAAATTGCATGTGGAGCTGGTGGTTGTGAAATTACGGATGTAAATCTATCAACATTAACAGAAGTTAGTGATGTCACTCAGAATGGAGGTGATTAAAAATAAAAAAATGTTAAATAATAATTAAAGCTTCTACGGAAGCTTTTTTTATGCTAAAATTTACATTTTACATTTTATATTTATAGTATAAATTGATTTATTAGATATTTATAATAAAAATAGTATGGCAGAAACTTTTATTAATATAAGGTTCCCTTTTTATAACTCACCAAAAGGTTATTTCTTAGAAATGACTAAAACAAATAAGAGAGCGATTAAGTCAGATTTAATGCATCTTTTATTAACAAACAAAGGTGAAAGACTATATTCTCCAGAGTTTGGAACTAATTTAAGACAATACCTCTTTGAACCCAACATTGTAACAGTTCAAACTGATATAAAATC